CCGTTACTGTGCTGGCAAACCTGTCATCGCCCGAACCCTTACTCTAGAGGAAGCTATCTCTGGGAAAGATATTCCTGGCTTAGAACCCGTCGACCGCTCCACTTCCGCAGGATTACCACTTTGCTTAGCAAAAGGCGCATCTGGCAAGAAGCTTTGGATTGCCGAAGACTACTCCCCATCAGACGAACTTGTTCGCATGGTTGTGGACCTAGAAGATCAATTCCGTAGTGGCAATATCCGCGACGTCCCCATTTTCAAGGATTCCTTAAAGGATGAGAGAGTGGCGCTTGCCAAAGCAGACATAAATGTACCCGAAAAGGTTAAGACCCGGATGTTTTCCGCCTCTCCTTTGGTCTTCATGTTGCTTTTGCGCAAGTACTACGGCGCCTTCTTTGGACACTTGATCGTTAACCAGGTCAAGAACTCCTGTACATCTGGAGTTAACCCAATGAGTGGCGATTGGCAGAGGATGGCAGATTATCTGCACGAGGTATCCACCAAAGTGGACGATGGAGATTACTCTTCATTCGATTCGACCCAACCATCTGGGTTCCTCTTACCAGTCTACAAATCAATTCGCAATTGGTACCTCCTCAATGGAGGTAGTGGAGAAGACGATGTTATCCGAGAACGCTTAGCTGAATTTTGTGTTCATGCTTTTCATAGCGCTCGAGGAGTCGTTTACCGATCTGAAGGGAGTTTACCCTCCGGAATGATTGGAACCACCGCCATTAATAGTGGTGTGAATCTAGTTGCTTTCTTCTACGCGTGGAGAAGGATTTATCCTTTATCCTCGGTTGGCGACTTTCTGGACAATGTTCGAACGCTCACTCACGGCGACGATGTTATCTTCTCCGTTCGAGACACGTATTCTGAATATACCTCAGCCAACATTGGTCGAGCCCTTGCAGAGGTCGGGATGATTTTCACTCCCGCAGCCAAGGATGGTGTGGAAACACACGCTCGGCCCATCGAGGAAGTTAGCTTTCTCAAAAGAGGATTTAAGAAGATCCACGGTATTTACCGCGCTCCACTTCTGACGTCTTCCAGCTTAGAGATGTGCAATTGGGTTACCAAATCGCCTGACTTGATCTCCGCAACAGTTGATAATATCACTACCGCGATGCGAGAACTGGCCATTTCCGAACCTGACACCTCTTTGCAACAGCAGCTACAAGCTGCTGCCCTCAAAAACACCGGTAGGCTTATACCTATCATCACCCAGGAAGAAATGTGTAGAAATTTCTACTCATCCTTCTAAAAATCCCTTCCCAGTCGTGATCTTTCCTTCTATAGTTTTCTTACTTTTCTATAAACTGAACTGCTGTCTGGAATTGTACCTCCAAAAACCAAGTAACTAGCTATCCTATAGTTGTATGTAGTTAGTTTAGACAACTATCGAATCCTTTAATTACCAAGACCTGATCCACATGATCTCTCAAAATTATTCCGATACCCGCGCAGCCCAAACGGGTTCCGCTGCTAACCTCCCCACAGCAGGCGAAGTCAACTCAGCTCTAGAAGAACCAGTTGGTCTTACTACATTTATCGATGCTGAGGACGTTCGGGGTGATGTGGCCGTGGCCTCTTTGACCACAGACAACTCACGCTTGATGTCCTCAGATACATCAGCCGATGAAATCGGCAAAGTACTTTGTAGACCAGCCTTCATGAACAATCTGACTTGGTCTTCGACCGATGCTGCCAACGCTCTCCTCGCCTATTATGACCTTCCCCAATCCTTACCAGCTTACTCGGCTATTAAGAAGTGCAAGTTGCAATATAACACCTTCATGCAAGCTGATGTGGTCTTTAGGATAGAGGCCTCTCCCATCCAATTCCAATCGGGGCGACTTTATATCGCCTTCGAACCTTACCGTTACGAAAGAGCGGCGCGAGCCTCTCCTAGTTATCCCCAATCCTATACGGCCCTACCAGGTATTGTTTACGATCCTGCAAAGCCTTCCCCAGTCGAGTTCAGAGTTCCTTTCTCATCTATGCTCGCAGCCTATGATCTTCCCTTAGGTCAATATGGTTGTGGTCAACTTCTTGTTTTCGTTCTTTCTCCTCTCAATTCTTCTGCTTCTACCTCCTCTGTTACTTTGTCTGTTCAGTCATGGTTGGAGAACGTTAAACTAACTGTTCCCACTATGTCTCAATCTAGAAATGCTCCCTATGGCGCGACCACATTCAAAAAGGCCTCATTAGAGTACACCAATGGAGAACCCCAAGTTTTCCAATCTAATGAACAAGCTTTAGCTCACCGCCATCGCTTTTCTAGAACAGCAGATCGAGTTTCCTCTATCGCCTCTTTCTTAGGCTCCTTTCCTCTCCTTTCCGCAGTAGCCAGCCCCGTTGCAGCTTTTGCAAAGGGTGTCTCTAAGGCTGCCGCAGCATTTGGCTTTGCCAAACCATCCGACCTCTC